CCTTGTTCGTTGAGGATATAGTACCCATTGGCATCTAAATCCTGACTTAAAGCATCAACGGGAACAGTAACACCAGCACTAAATACTATTGGATTATCACTCACAAAGTGAACAGAATCACCCGCATTCCAAATCACAAGACTATCAGCACCACCAACCCCATCAGTCACAATCAAACTATCATTGACAGTGACATCGCCAATAAAACGTGCCTTTGGAATATTAAACTTTCCCTTTTCAGCAACCGCAAAGGTTGATAAAATGAGGAATAAAGTCAGTAGTTTTTTCATTTCTAACTCCTAAACATATATGATTGTACCAGTTTCAGCAACTCCAAAAGTTACCGTAAACTCAGTTCTTGCGGAATTATGAGCAACCCCATACGATGCCAACTTATCCCTGTTTGAATCAAGCACATCAACAAGTGGGAAATACCCCTTATTGTGAGTAACTGTCACACTTGTCTGATTCGTGAACGGAACCTCAACAGGAACCCCGGAGTAAATCGCCTTCATTACCGTATTAAACATGACCTACCCCTTCGCAACTCTTACGTCAGCAGTTCCAGCAGCCACACGACGAACCTGAAAATACAAAGTCCCAGCACGCCCATCGCTTGACTTTCCCCAAGGAACATCAAGCTGAATTGGAACACCGGCCGGGAGCTTCATACTATTAGAAGTATCAATAGCATCGGCGCTATTTACTGCCCATGTATAATACAACTCGCTATCTGAAAATAGCCAAATCTTAGTGTATGGCCAAGCAAGAGTTACGCTTTTAGTTGCTGAGTCAGTTGGAGCAAGAGCAGCTACCTCCTCATAACTGAAGGCAGTCATGAGATTCAGATTCTCTCTCACCCCCTGAAATTGAACATTAGTTCCACCCATTCTTATCTCCTTTTATTTGTGTGCCTTACCGCCCGAGATGGTTGACATGGGCACATCTTGTTATCAAGTAGTTGCAAACACTTCCAATGCAACCCCAGTTGTTCCACTCTGCAAACGTCCGCCAATTACCACCACTCCAGTTTTGCTACGAAGTGGTAACACAATACCCTCACCGGGTCTCAACGCACCAATGCACTGTGTACCAACATAAATATCGACAGCCATCGTAGTTGCTGAACCAAGAGTAGTAGCATCGCTATATTTATGACCAGTATGACGAATGCAAATAAAATCATACGCACTTGCATCTGCGAGAATATTAACAGTAGAAACACTTGCATTAATATTCTGATATGCAACTGTATTGCCTGAATATCCAGTTGTGGTGGTAAAATCAACAGTCACCGACGGACTTGTTTCACCGCTCTCAACTTTCCCGCTTCCACCAAGCGACTTCTGCATATCCTTAGCAATTGTATCAACCGCTACATTCTCACCAGCAGCAACACTAACAACTGGCGTGCAACTGACAGAAAACTCAATCCTGTTTGACATTTTTAGACACTCCTGTAAATGATGTTAAACCATCAGCATATCTCCGCCGTAATGCAACAAGTTCCTGCAATGTAACTTGTCCCCTTCCAGTATAATCCTGTGACATCTGCAACCTCACACCGGCTTCCTGCAAATACAACGCTGCCTTGGAAATACCTGACTGATATTTCGCAGACTCATGTTGAACCCGCGCAGAATAATCACCTATAGAAACCTGTGCCCTTGATGAATACTCACTAATAAGCGACTGGTTTTTAGCCGTATACTCATTAATATAAGCACTAACTTTTGCCTGATATGCAGCAATTTCAGAATTTCTCAATGCCTGAAGCTCACCAAGATAAGCCTGAACATGAGCAGAATAATCACCGACAGACGCATTAAACTTCGATACTTCTGCATTCACAAGAGCACTATACTCAGCAATCTCAGAATTTACTCTCGCCTGAAACTCACCGATGTAAGCATTCACTTGTTGCTGATACTCTTGAACCTCTTTGCTAAGCTCAAACTGAGCCTCTTGAATCCTGAAGGCCACATTCGCATTAAACTCTTGAACATTACTCTGAATATCAGCCTGATAATTTGCTATCATGGATTGCGTAGTTGCACTATGCTCAGAAATCCTTGTCCTATTCTCATAATCAAACTTAGCTAACAACTTCTGATAATTGGCTGTATATACCTCAACATCAGCCCTTGCCTCAGCAACGTACTGGTCAGTCAACTTTCTAACATCAGTAGCATAATGCTGAATTTCGGCAGAATACTTTTGAATAGCCTCACTCACTTCGGCTTGATATTTATTAATATCATTACTATACTCAGCAATTACGGCCTGAAACTTGTTCAAATATTCAGCAATCTCAGCTTGAGTCATTACATTATACTTACTAATGACCCTCTCAACATTTGCACGGTGTTTGGAAACATCGGACTGACTCTCGGCAACATACAATTCGGTCTGTTTTCTGATATCGGCTTGATACTTCTGCAGTTCACTATTGAAGTTCTCAATAACCTTCTGAACCTCTGCTGAGTAATTTTGAATATCTGTTTGATAATTAGAAATCATCGCACTTGCTTTCTGCTGATACTCAGAAATACGAGAGTTATTTTCTTGTGAAAACTTGTCAATTACCTTCTGAACATTCGAACGATATTTCTCAATATCACTCTGACTTTCAGAAACATAAGTATCAATAGACTTTCTGACTTGAGCAACATAATTTTGAATATCCGCCTGATATTGACCAAGTGCTTCCTCAATATCAGAACTGTACTTATTAATATCACGTTGAGCCTGCGTATCCCACTCTATAACATCCGCCTCCATTTCAGCCCTAAATTCTTGAATCTGACGGTCAACGTTTGCTCGATACTCGTTAATCTTAGCAGTAGCCTCCACTTGATATTCACCGATAAGAGCATTAACCTTTCCATTATATTCCTGAATCTCTGACTGAACCTGTGTGCTCCACTTTTTAAGTTTGAACTGTACTTCTTCATTAACCCACTCCTCGACGGTAGCATTGACTTGATTTTGATACTTCGCAATATCATTCTGATACTGAGAAATCTGCTCATCAAGGTCATTTCTATTATCTGTAAGTTTGGCACTATATGCTTCCACATCTGCNCTTGCGGCAGCAACCTCTTTTTGCAACTCGGCACGATAGTTCTCAATTTCAGCATTAAACTTACCAAGAGCATTAGTAGCCTCACTCTCGAACTCGCGAAGCTGAGCAAGTTCACTTTGAATGGCCGAATCTGCCCGATTGACTTCCTGGCGTGCGGCACTTACCGCAGCCTCCGAAAGTTCAACATCGTCTTTATTAAGCCTACCCTGCACAGACTTGCCAGCACCCAAAGAATCCGTACCGCCAATATTAGTAGCATCATCAATAAACTTCTCCGCTTTCGTCAAAGCATCTAATATATTTGTCTCATTAAAATCAAATGAAGTTGGACCAATATAGGTCGGCAAAGGCCCAACAGATAAAGTATCATCAGGCTCAGCCCCAGCACTCACATACGACAGTGTTATACTTGGAACAGAAATACCGCTCAAATCCAAATCGCTAAAGCTTGGGGCAGGCGTCAACACAAGGCTCGGTAACGAGATATCACCCGGAAGAGTCAGCGCCCCAGGCGAAGTAATAGTTTTATTCGTAATACTCAAACTACCAATAGTTGGTGGCGTTGGAGCAGCATAAGCAGCGGCAATAATTCCAGACAGTGCCTGAGCACCAATAAGTATAGTCCCACTTTCAGGCGCCCCAAACGTAACTACCACCTCATTTGTGCTAACATGATTAACGTCAACTCCCTGTAAAAGGTCACCATTAGTATCAAATACCTGAACAAACGGATAATAGCCAAGCCCATGCACAACATCCACACTCGTCTGATTGGTAAATGACACCGTATTTGGAGTTGTATCAATATCAACATTTGCATAGGTTAAATCCGATGGCAACTCATCCATAACTGCCAAAATCAGTGATGGCAACGCAATTGCAGATGGGGCAGATGGAAATGAACCCATAGTCGGAGCACTAATTCCAGACAAATCAACATTTGCTTCCGCGAGGGCTGATGGCAAAGCATCCATTGAAGATAAAGATAATGTTGGCATGGTCCCAATGCTGGGTGCTGTCGGAGCTGAGTAGGAAGGAGAAGCAACACCGGAGAAACTGATATCACCGACGCTAATTGCCGCAGGCAATGAATCCATGCCAACAATAATAAGAGATGGTAGCGACAACTGTGGTGGCATCGACAATGTGCCGGGACTTATTATCGCAACAGCACCAATACCCTGGGATGGCAGCGAGGTCATCGAAGATAGGGTTAGAACTGGAAGAACAATGACACCATCGAACGATGGAAAACCATCGGTTGGATTGGACAAAGTCAGGCTTGGCAATGCCGTCATCGAAACAAGAGCCAACGATGGTAACTGCGAAGCCACCACTAAATTCCATGTTGGAAGCGAGTTCACAAAATTTGTCAGGCAAGTAGAAATAGCATCAATCTCACCTTGAGACTTTCTACGCATATAACCAATCTCCCGCATCTTTGCCTGAATCAAAGCAAACAGTTTGACCATATCATCAAGCTCGGGTGGAAATGTTATCCCAGAAATATCATTTATTGAAGAAACCAATGTTGTATCAATCGTCGACGGAACATTAACATGTGACACCTTGCCACCCTCACTCGAGGTTGGAGTTGGAATAATATGGATATTACCATTCTTTCTATAACACCTCGGGTCAATCNTGGTTGCATACTCAATATCGCTCGGGTTGGTTGCTCTACCAGCAAAAACAAATGGAATCTCTTTACACGGATAGTCTTTGCCGCTATAGGTTCTTACCACTCCAATAATGTGCGAAGTTTTCATATCTGTGAGCGAAACACCATTTCCATCAGTTGACGCAGTATCAGTCGCAAAAGCCCACAACTTATGTGGTGCCAGTGCTGCTACATAATTAACAACGTCTTTAATCCCAAGCAAAAACCAATCATCAATCATATTCTGCGTAATGACAAGATCTCCACCAATAGAATCACCAAGAAGGTCAACAAATTGCTGGTTTAATTTCTGTAAAGCCATCAGATTAAATTAACCCTCGCATCAGTCCGTGTTAGATGAGTCCTTGGTTCCTTAATCCTGCCACCATTAGCAATCGCTATTCTACGCTTCCAAGCAATATAATGCTGATTAGATGATACTATATCGGCCTCACCCTTTTCTGACTTATTAGCATACAATTGACTTAATATGTAATCAATCAATGCCGTATGAATCCTCTCGGGAACATCTGGAACAACATTATGAACATTCTTATCAGTAATATCAATTTTCTTTGGCATCCCATAGTACTCAACCATAATACCATCAGTTAAACTTTCGTCTATTGCTCTATAGATTGGTTCAACCGACTTAGTCGTGCTATCAAAATATATGGTCACCAAAACCAACTTGTCGTTTCTAATGAACCAACGCAAATATTGAGATGGGGAATAATATTTAGAAGCCAACGTCAATATCCCCCGTTAGTTTTGGTATTGGTCTATAATCACCATCAGCATCAAGATAAAATACTCTTTTGATCTTAATAACATCATAACCAAGTGGATAATCATATTTACCACTAACAGCACTAATTTTCTTGGTTTTAACACCAGCACCCAAAATATCATCACCATCATCAAGGGCATCATTTATCAAGGCCACGACTTCTGCGAGTGATACTTCTGGAAAAACCTTTCGCACCCTACTGAATATATACCCAACATTCATACTAACTCTCCAAACACAGGAAAATTATTGGAGTATCGGCACCGCTTGCTTTTGCATATATCGCACCAGATGCTCTAAAAATAGCAAACTCACCAGCATTTATTTGGATTGGCCTTGCATCATCGGCGACCGCAACATCAGCAAACCCAATCTTAACATATTGACTTGAATGCAGATTCTCAACATACCACAAACCCTGAGTTCCAATATCACCGCTAACAACAATAGCTTCCTCGGCTGTGCCAATCAACTGCTTAGCAAATGTATACGATTCCCCTGTTTGACTTATGAATATATCTTTCCACGGAACATCCACTTTCTCACCAGATGCTGGATCATAATCAATCTTTGCCCTTATTCTAATCTCATCAGACATGGTTGCTCTCCCATTATGATAGTGGGGCGCCAAATGGCACCCCACCACACATTTGGTTTACGAGAATGTAATCCAGTTATCCGGAGAACCCGAACCAGTAAAGTACCATGTGGTACCATCACAAACAAAAGCAAGGTATGAACCCTGCTTTGCGCCAGTACCAATGATAACATTACTCACAGCAGTTCCACCAGTAGTTTCCATCTTCGCAGTCGTGGCATCTCCAGACAAAGCGCTACCATCAATAATGGCACTGCCAGCACTAATAGTAATAGCATTTGTCGGGGTATCCTCGAGCACATAGAACCTGAAGTTCAACCCCTCAGCAACTGAAGGCAAAGTAACAGTAACTGCACCAGCCGCAGAACTCAAGAAAAACGACGTCCCACTATCCAGCTTCGTCAATATTCTTGACGCAGATAGCGCCATCGTAGGCTCGAACTCACAATCGTGCAAAGTCAGCAGGACAATTTCAACAGTAACAGGCCCAGTATTGGAATTACTATTGATTGTCAAAATGACATCATCGCCATCCTGCAAATACGCGGGGTCAAGTGCAAGCTCCTTGCTTTCATCGCCACTTGCGCCAGAATTGAAGTCGGCAATAAAACAATCAGTGTCACCAGTCTTGCCAATATCAATATCATAATCAGCATCTACACCCCTGACAGAGGCATAGCCACCAACCACTTTGCATTGATCAACGGTGCTTGTGAAGGTTTTATCAGTTGTATCGCCTGCCGGAATGACATGAACAAAGCGTTGAATCTGAATCTCTTCAGCGGCAACACCAAGACTCAGCATCTTGGAAAGGTCATACAACATATTGACCTCTTGCGATGTTAGTTCGGCCTGCGGATGAGAGGCAAGTGAATATCCACCAGATGTTCTCTGTTTAGTTAGCATACTTCCTCCTTTCCTTACAGCCAAATGGCATGAGTTTCAGGTGCTCCAAACTTAAATCCAACATCACCCTGGATTAAGTCAACACGCATATCTTCACCGGAGTTATTAATCGTCTTAACCCCAACATATACGTGAACATCCCTATTCTCATTCCCGATGAACGGACGGATTCTAACAGACTTCAAATTAACGGCCGCCATCTTGACTGGAGAACCATCCAAATGAACATCGCGAATTGCATTCAACCTGCTTCCCAATACCTCGAAGGTTGAATAATCAACCCCAAGAATGCGACCTTTTTTCGCAAGTTGAATCTCATATTGAGATGACAGTTCAAGAGTATTCTGTTGAAGCGAATTGCCCCCAATTTTATGCCACCAGTTCCACGTCTTGGTATCACAGAAATAGGCCATATTCGCTCCAAGGTCAAACTGATACCGAGGATCATTGAATGCACTGAAATCTTCTAAGAAATCATCAAGAGTCTTAGTGTTATGAGTCAGCAGAAACTGACTGCAGTTATTCAGTGCATAATTGACAAATCCCTCAGTATAAGTATAACCATCATCATCCTCATACTGTTCACCGAAATACAGTGCTTGTCCCATATCCCAGTTCATCTCAAGCATTTTGTCCTGCCACTCTTCTGCCCACGGATTCTTCTCGAATTTCAGGACAGTTGCCATAGCACGACCGCTCATCATGGCAGTTTTCTTAAAGATTTGATTGAAGCCAGTGCCAGTACTGTAGGGTTGCTGACGCCAGGTTTCACCAAATCCAGACAACTCATGGTGAGCATTACTTGTTACATACGAACGTGCCGGTTCAAGCTTCTCAGCAATAGAACTCGTCCCCGTGCTATGTGACACATCAAGCAATGACGTTGCAGCCATCCGCACTGGATACTCATTTGCGGCAGTAATCTGAGTATGAATCAGTTTACAATTCAGTGCCTTCCCAACTTTAACAGTGGCATTGTTGTCGCTGCTATTCTGGAAAGTCCAATCGTAAACTGCGGTAATACGAGCAAGGGCATAATCCTTAACTGTAGTACCGCCAATTGAATCGGTCAGATTAATTTTGATAACCTGGTCAGGAAGAAAGAAGTTTGGTTGAGTCCCAGGGTCGCCAAGAGCGATAAATCCGGAACTCGAACTCGATACCCCAATCTTATTAACAAGATTACCAGCCGTTTTATAGTCACCAGCCATCAAGAGAGTAAATTCCTGATTAAGCGATAAGTCCTGGAAAGCATTAGTTGCTGAAACCTTAAACTTATTGCTATTAGCAGCAATGAAAGTAGACCAACTCGTGCCTGCCACAGCAACAGTATAATCATCAGATAAGACACCGGTAGTGTCAATTCCAACGACATAAGCATAGCGTTTGTATACACCAATACGCCGACGCTCAGTATACTTCCACTTAGCATCATCGGTTGGGTCTTTTAAACCCTTGATGGTATTTAACAGATGGAGAAACGGGTCACGCCTGAACGACAACTTGGTGAACGAACTGCCAAAGTTATATTCACGTCTAAGATCGCCAGTGCTCAGGGATGAATTATCATCGGCTACATTCAAAGATGTTGCTGGGTGATCAGCGGTGTGTGGAACACCTGCCCCTGAGGGCAATGTGATTCCAGCATAATCATCAGCCATAATATTTCTCCTTTTAGGTTAGTATTACGTCTGATTGAATATATTAATTATCCAAACAGACCTTTGGTTGGTTCGCCAAATATCTTGTTGAAGAAAATGTCATCATTTTCTGTATCAACAGGTACTGACGCTATCTTCCCTAACACGTCACCATTCATTCCACGAACTTTCTTAAGATGCTCAACCAAAGCCCTTTGAGCTTTTTCAGCAGCTAAGCTTTTCATTCTTTCCACGATTCATCAAATACCAAACATCATCATAGGTCAACTTGTGACCCTTGACAAATTCATCAAGCTCATTGACTTGAGAATCATTTAGCTTATTATCTTTAATGAACTGTTTCCTTAATTCAGCCTGCTTTTGAGCCTCCAACTGTATTTCTCGCTCGGCATCTTTACGCTCATTGACTTGAGCAGTTTTCTGCTCAATCATGTAGCTGAGAACCTTGCCAGACTCAGAGTTTGGATCATGAATGGCTTCGTCAAGATCGAAAACAAAATCTTCACCTAACCCGAGGGCCTCTACTGGACTCTCGTGTCTGCCTCTATTCTCAAGATAATCACGAACCTTTTGAACGAGCATCGGGTCAGACTTCATTTCGTCAAGGATGGGGATGAATGGTTCAAGCTCATTGAAACGCTCACGTCAGTTTTTGTGCTTCTTTGCTTGAAGCACCGTAGCGTTCCTCTATCTTCTTGACCCTTTTTTCCAGCTCATCCTCTACCTTACCAGAGTCAGACGGAGGGGCTTTCCCCTCGACCTGAGTTGCCTGATTTGGATTAGAGTCTAAAGAATCAAAGAACTCAGTTGTTTGGACTTCATCATTGAAAAGTCCCACGTTGTCCTGTGTAGTCTCTTTAGCCATAATTTTCTCTACCCCTAACTTACTTATTACTTTCCTCATTTACAAGCGTTTTTTCTTCTTCCTGAAGCTTACGCCTATAAGCCTTTAATTGTGCTTCAGTTTCGAGAGCCGCACCTCTCATTTTTAGGTCAGCTTCGCCTGCTTGAAGTCTAATTCTGCTCTGAACAATTTGACGCTCAAGAGTTTCAATTGTTCCTTCTTTATTCTTTAATGCTTCTTCAAGTTTTTGGATATATTCCTTCTGTTTCATGTACAGCGATTTACGTTCAAGTATTACATCCTTATTCCTAATATCAGTTTCTGCCAGCATGGCAACATCATCAATCAACCCCGCTTGATACCATCTAAAATATTCATCAATCAAAGCCCACCTGTTAACTGGAGCAGTGGAACCGGCAACAATATAAACATCAAAATTGGCAGATTGATAATCAAGGAATTTATTGATTGCATCAGAATAATCTGGGTACATGTTAATCTGAACCTTCTTCGCTTTTTCAAGATTATTTGGCTGAACTATTCTAAAAGTTTTTGGCAATGTATAAGTTGCCTGAGCAAATTGTGCAACAACACGACCAAGATGCTCAAGAGCAGGCTCAACTATTGATTGCATCCACGCCCTGATTCTCCTGGTGCCATACTCATCTTGAGCAAGCAATCCACGATAAGTATCATGTTGCTTGCTTACATCGCCCTGAGATGAAGCATACATACCAGAAATATACTCAAAATCTTCTTTGCCCTCCTGAGTAATTGTAAAGAAAGCATTATTAATTGGCAACGGCATAATTGGATCCGGTTTATCAAAGCCCTGCCTGTAAGTTAGCCTTGCGCTGGGAGTTGACGAATACTTATCCCAAACATCATCATCAACTGCTCCTTCCTGTACTAACCATCTAAGACTACCAGACAAATTAGCATTATGAATCATAATCTGGTGTGCCTTATTAATTTCTTCCTGTTTTCCAACAAGCGGAGTGCAGGCACTCAATGGGTATGGCGTGCCAGTGTAAATATACTGAATAGGAATAACTGGATAATCCTTAATCTTCCTATCAAGGAATTTCTCATACAAGAACTGATCACCAACCGAACACCGTATCTTGATACGATTATTCCAAAACGGAATAGCACTCTCAATCTTATTCATAATTTCAGCACTCTTCTGGAATATTTTAAACTCAGCATCAGAAATAATCTTCATCTCAATGCGAGTTGATTGAGAAATTGTTTCTTCTGTCAACCTATTGGCAGCAACATCAACCTGAGAGCTCAGCTCCTTTTTCTTCCGTTCAAGTTCAAAATCTGCTCTCTCTGGAAGTACTTCACCGGCCTCTACAAGCTTTGCAAATTGAGCCTCAGTCTCCATAATTGTAATTTCAGCATCCCTCATCATATCATTAATTTTTTCTTGAATACCACGCTTTATTGTCTCAAGCTCCTCACCATCTGGTAAAACCTTAACTGTGACATTCCAAACTTTCTCAACTTCTTTTGAGTATGTATAATAATAATCAAGAATATCATCCATTTCACCATCAGGGGTATATGACTCAAATATATCCTCGGATTGAGTACTATCACTGTCGTCAATATCACGCTGAGATGTTGAATACTGAAAAGCACCACTGGCAGTAGCCTTCATAATTTTACGTTTATAGTCTGGTAGTTCCCTCGCCAACTGTTCTCTTGAAATGTTTTTATGCAACTGAATAAATGATGCGTCTCTGTACAATGGGTCAGTTGATTTCGGATCAATAACCACATCCCAACTATCCCATCTCTCAATCACAACCTCACCAAGCCCATTATCAAGATACGGGTCAACTTTGATATGAAAATAACCGACACTTCTTGTTAAAGCATCAAACACAACGGAAGGAAACAAAGTTTTTCCATTAGACAAATTCCAGATATACTCAGCGATAATAGAATGAACTTGAGCAACATCAGCATCACTTTCCTCAACTCCAACTGCCTGCCACCTGGGATTATTTGCTGTCACAAAAAACTTCATCATCTCAATAACTGGCATCATTCTATTGATGATAAACGTTGGCATACCAGCAGACTTCAAATCACTAATTTCATCCTTGCTCAACTGATCGCCAAGGTAATAGTCATATCCTATCTGCTGTTTCTTTTTCCAGCTTTGTCTCTGAGCATTATTACCATACTGACATAGCTTCTCGTTTGCTGCCGCTTTTTCAGAATTTCTCATCAAGTAACCTTCCAGCTTTTACGCTTTATTCGCTTCTTAACATATCTACCGTCTTTAATCTCCATCTGCACCGGTGGATAAGCATTTGTACAAGCAAAGAACAATGCCTCAATTGTATCGTCATGCGCCATCCTTGGCCCAAATGTGAGAATCTCATGCTCAAGCTCATAATGACCCTCTTTCAAAAATATAGAACCAGAAGCAAATCTTGGACTCAATCCAGTATAAATTTTATTAATTTTATCACGTCCAGCAGGTTTCTCTGGAATGATTGAGATATATTTACCTCTGCGCTTATTTTCAGCAAACAATGCCTGGAACACGCTCCTGGTCATCGCAACATCCTCAACAGTCCCACTCATGCAATAGTATTTTTCATACATATCATAGATATAATCAACCACTCCCTTTTTGCCTATAAGATTACCACTCCTATCACGAAGCCCAATAGTTGGTATTGATTGAAAACGAACATACTCAAGCACAAGAACATTATTCATTGAGTCAACAGCAATTGACATAATCACCGAATAGTCACTGCTCTTAGTCTCAATATCGGTCGCTGGGTCACAACCAAGGAAAGTATTCACTGGAACCATTCTGCCATCATTCAACACAATATAGCTGATACCATCTTTAAAAAGATAATAACCCTTCCATCTTTTAATGTGCCCTTTCGTCAAAAGAGCAAACTCAGATGATTGAACTTTTAGCTCATATTCTTGGTAATATCCCATTTCACCTTTTGGTGAATCTGCATACTCAAGTCGTTTTCTCTCAAGAGCCCCATTGTCATAACGCTCCGGCCATAATACACCACCAGGCATAGACGGCTGCCGAGCACTCTTGACAAAAATTTTCCAACTGTAATTGTCCAGCTCGCCACGCTTGCTCAAAATTTCATACTTATCAATGAATCCCTGTGCCATTGAAGCAAAATGAACTGGCGTTCCAACAAAGATGAGCCTACAGGCTGGTTCAGAAACTTCAATTGCAGGTAAGATACCATCCATGATATTATTAACGATACTTTCCCTACTCATCCTGGTTTTGGTATTTTTCCTCATTCTCGCAATCATCGCAGAACACACGTTTATATCGCAAGTTACCAGCCTTGACGGTTGGCTGGGTATCACCACGCATGGATGTTAAGTTTGAACTTGAAACCAACTTGTCACCATAAGCTGTAACAATTTCTTCCTGGTTCCAAGTTTCTCCACGCAAATTATATATCTCAAGTTTCTGGTCACCAAAGTAATAATTGATCAATTCGTTCTTCTCAAGATGCAACCTTACATAAGCAACATTATTTTTTGACTTTCTTTGACTTGACGAAACCCAACCGTAAAACAAATGCCGCTCCTCTTTCGCAAATCCCCACTCATAAGCCTTCTTTGCAAAGCAAAAGTCTTTAATAATTGAACACTTAATCAAGGTAGTTTTTGCATGGTCACGTGCTATAATAATGGCCAATGGCTTATTACTATCACTATCCAGCTCCTCAGCAATCTTATAGTGTACCGGTGGCGATTTTGACTTCATAAAATCACCGGGCAAAAATAACTTGCCAAACGCAATCATAGAATTGTAAGCAAGAACCAAGCACTCTTCAGCCTTACTCACATTCCTTGAATTGATATTAAACATTATTTCTTGCCACTGAATGAGCGAACGGCCTTTGCGAATGCTGCTTTCTTGGCAATTTTCCCACCAGCCTTCAGTCCCGCCCTAATACAAGCAGTGGTAACTCCACCGAAACCGTGACGCTTTCACCAAGCAGTGAAGCTGCCAACGGTTCCCTTTTTGACCATCCTATTCCTGGCTTGCTTCAACCAGTTTTGCTTCGGGGATTTCCCTACCATCGTATCTTGCCTCCTCTATTTGTTCACGCTTGAAACCCATGAATAGCCCATGCCCACCAAATGGGTCCCTTTTTTCCTCTTTTGGCTTATAGGTCTGCAGCACTTTAGCAACTTCTTTTGTGGCAGAAAGTCTGTTTTTTTCTTCTTCGCCACTTTCAGCAATCATTTTCAACCTCTCAAGAACCCATTTGTGATCAAGCCTCAATTCCTTTGCCGCTTCCTCAACTTCTTTTCTTAACTCATTCATTATTCTCTCCTGTCTTAATAAAAAGGCAGTCTTGCGTCTTGCCATTCCATAGTTATCAGTTTTGTAAACTTTCATGTATATCTCAACCGGCGTCATTGGTTCACGCATATAAACCATTGCAAATACAAACTGCTGTTCCTTTGTGGTTAACTTTGTTTTATCCTTTCTCCATGCGGTACAACCGCTGAAAGTATATCTGCTAAAATGATCATCCCAGTTAGTATCCATTTTGAACTTGTTACGCTTTCTATTGATAAAGAAAGTACCAACTACAGTACGACACCAACCATCATGATAGACGTACTTGTTATTAGTCGCTTTGGATGACTTAACTTGTCCACGTTTCAATATTTGTACTACACCACCATCATCTGCCAATACCCAATCACCCTCTTGACCATCATGCCAATCTCGCACTAACTCTGGACAGTTTTCACCAAAAAACTCACGGAACTCAGCCTCATTACGAAAATTATAGTGCCTTACACCATTGATAAGCTGGTAACGAAACTTACCATCCGTGAATGTTTTAGCTCTATGCGACATACGGTTTTATATGGTTTTCTATGATGAATCTACGGTATTGCTCAACCCTGTCGACCAAAACCTGATTTGAGCGGATAGCGTCAACTATAAGATTGTATACAGGTCTTTCAAGTGGATAAAAGATACCATTAATTTCAATGCCCGAATCTGATACCATTACCCTTGCCCGTTTATCAATCTCACGCTCTGCCTTATCTATCTCTGACTTTAATGTACTCATAAGCTACCCATAATTTAACCAATTATATCGTTGAAAACAAGCATTTTTTTCACAGCAAAAAAATATCAGAATTATATTATCAAAAACTGAAATTACTACAGAAAATGAAAACGATTACGTTAAATTGAGCTGAATGAGAAAAAAATTGAGATGATTTGGTGCGGCATCATACTCAACTGGGGTACCCCTTGAGAAGGATTTTTATGATCTTTCTTAGGTTATTTTAAATAAACAGAAAGGAGATTCAAATGTTAATCATCATAAGACCGGTCAGCATAAGAGTCACCGATGCTGAAACCGGTGACTCAACTGACGTCGTCGTACAGTCGGAGTTTCCCGTAATGTTGGAGGGAGACCAGCTGTACTATGTCCGCCAGGGCCAGGCGGGAGCTAAGGTTGGTAGCCTCGACAGTGAGGCTGTCGAGGCAATCAAACAGCTCGGCAGCTAATCGAAGGGGCGTGAGCCCCTTCAGAGAGAGATAAATGGGCGTCAGCATAAACGGTTGGCGCCCTTCATCCTTAAAGAAAGGAGTACAGATGTTACCAAGTAAAATTGATACTTCCTCCGGCTTGATGCAGGTTCGGGCTTGGGGAATGCTGGAGCGGACAAATGAATTATTAGTCGATCTGGGCACTAATGGGGTGCCCGGCAACGGGTACCAGGAAAAGCCGTCCTGGTATCTGGTGGACGATGACCTCAACATTATAGAACGGTTGACGGGGTGGCACCTTAGAGAGGGAGATAAAGTCATCACCGTGAAAAGGTTCAAGGATTGGAGGCCTCGAACAAGTTGCGGGTGCATTTGAAAAGCGCTTGATTGAGTGTATAATGTATGTATACTATAAGAAAGAAATATATATATATTCATATATATACAAAGAAAGAATATTTATTAATCAATGACACAAATGACACAGTCCACACTCAAGTGGACGACTTTTCTAAAACGGCTATAATTTCAATTCAAACGTGGAACCACAAAGGAGAAGGCTATGAGCATTCAAATCAGTGATTCTGAATTGCAGGCTGAGTATACAAGGCGATTCAGAGTTCCAGCCGGTAAACATCTCAGTGGNCCTGAAGATGCATACCGGCACTTCCAGAGTTTCATGAGTGAAAAGGACCGTGAGTATTTCGTTGCCACATTCCTCACTGCACGAAACCAAATAATTGCCACGGAGATATTATTCAAGGGGACGGTTGATTACTCTATTGTCTACCCCAGAGAGTTGATAAAAAGAATAATCAACCACAATGCGGTTGGGGTGATTTTGGCACATAACCATCCCAGCGGCAACCCCGAACCCAGCATAGATGACATTAAGATCACCAATAAGCTTAAACAAGCCTGTAAGTTGATAGATGCTACTTTACACGATCATCTGGTGATTACAGCATCGAACTATATATCTATGTCCAGTGCTGGATTAATCTGAATTTAAAGGAGACAAGATGTCATACAAAGTACTGATAAATAGAGGTGGAGAGTATCACTCAATGCTACAGATAGCATCTCCAACATCAAGATATATCATGCGATATGTGCCCTATGAATGGGCATATCCCATACTCAAAGGCTCGAAGGCATTTGTCTTCGAGTATCTTAAGGATGCTCAGATGTTTGCCAATGACATACACCAAGCGATTGTGATAAGTTCTGCACACAACCATCCCAGCGGCGGGGCGGTCATCTTCAGGTGTCGCACTAAAGGGCTTGAGAAGATTGCTCGATGTAGCAGATACCTGACAGCGCGATATATTACAGCTTGTTGGCCATCCATTACAAAGTCTGCGTCCACTATGTCAACACCGCCTGGTACCTACTGTACCAGGGCAGTAATGATAACCGAAAAAGTTAAGATGGAGAAAACATGTTGAAAACACAAGAAAGAACCAAGTAAATTTGATGCTCTGGCGATGCTGTTTCTTGTTCTTGCGTCGTTGTACTTCTTATCAAGAGTAGTGCTTTTTATGGAGAAAAAGTCATGGTGAAATATAAAATTAAAGTCAGTTTTGATCTTGGTGCTGTTAGTGAGGAGATACAAGATTTTGAAAACAAGGTCAATATGCTCGCCAATGTTGCTTTGGATAGAGATAAGAACAGACTAAAGTTAAAAGTGAGATGTGCTATTTTTACATTCCTCAACGCTGAAAACAAAATTCTCCCAGGCGGGAGAAGGCTTCTGAAGACGGCGATAGAAAACGCATTTCCTCCAGAGTTTGAAGCTAAAGTAGAATCAGTCAGGAAAATAAAATAAGTTAACACCTGAAATGAGAAGCACAGCACAGAGGTTCAGGAGAAAGAATTCAAGGCCATGTGGCGCTACATCAAAGAGCTTGTCCGGGAAATGAATAAAACCTACCCAGAATACACTTGGAGATGGAGTGGTACTGAAATAATAAAGGAGAATAAAGATGGGCCAAAAAGAAATCGACCGCACAACAAAAATCATAGACGAAGTCACTAATCCTTCAGTGACCTTCGCAGCTGGTTGCTTAGCGGTATCAGCTGCAAGAGAGATAATACATACTTTCTTAAAAGGAAAACCGTTCCCAACAGGTGCGGTGAACGACCTAATAACAGCAGATCTTGCAATGAGAGATCAAAAGAAAAAGGTGATAGATGCCCTCAGGACTGAGAGTGGACTCTCGCTTGAAAACATAAAGAAGGAGTCGAAAAATGACTAAACCAAAGTTCACATTCGTGGAAGCAATCAATCTTCATTCACCAGTATACAAAGCAGATGAAAAGAATAAGGTGGTATACATCAAACTTGGTGATATAACAATAGTTGCCAAGCTCACAAAGGTGATGAGCACCTGCTACAAAGCAAAGCTATCTGATGATATCACTATCAAGCTAAAGAGGGGTGGTATAAATGAATACTGACATAGTGATATACGCAAGTGTTGAAAGGGGAAGTGATAACGAAACTATCTTTCGCATCATCAACACTGCTCGTAAATGGCTGAAGGCAGTGGGACTCACAGAGATAAGGGTTTATGAACTTCCAAACGAAGTAAATCCAAACCAACTGGATCTATTTAGAGTAAATAAAACCGAGCATATTTCAGAAACGCTCAAGAGGATGGGATATGAGACTTAAGTATTCCTCGCTGAACAGATGTGATTGGAACAAATGCCTGAAAGTAAAGGGCAGTGTTTCAGTCTCAATATTTCAGCAAAAGCCGTATAAAATGTGGGGTACAGTTCACATGTGCCCCACTCATCAAAAAAAGCTAAAGGAGCTGCTAATGAAGAACATAAGGACGAAAATAGAGTGAATATCTACGACATCGAGAAAATATACGACGAGTATCTTGATAAAGTTGGCATTGAGGAAAGAAAAAAGATTGGAAGAATGCCAGGTTTCATGTCAGCGTCAAGTGCTGGATTATGTTTTCTCAGACATTGGTTTAAGCTAAACAATTATGAGTCTAAACCACCAGATATCAAATCAAAAAGAACAATGCGTTTGGGAACATTGGTTCACAACGAGTTTGAGGAAGCAGTAAAATGTACCGAAAAAACAGAGAATATTGAAATTAAAACGGAAGTTCCAATCAAGATTGAAAAACCATTCAAAGTAAGAGGCTACACAGATTTGGTAGTAATTAACCATAACAAAAAAGAAATTACAGTAATTGATTACAAAACCATGCACTCGTTCAGGTGGAAGCGAATGTTTGGAATCTCAAGAAACAGAGAAAAGAATCCATCAAATCTGAGTGAGATACAGTTGGCTACTTATACCATTTATTTCCTCCAGCAGTATAGAGATAAAGGATATATTCCACAAATGTATCTGGTGTATTACAAGAAAGATGACTCATCAATAAAAGTAGTAAACATACCTGATTACTTTCTTAATACAGCATTAAGATATTGGGAAGAAGCAAGTGCTTTTATTGAGGAAATTAAAACACTGGACGATGCTCAGCCTGGACTCACCTATGGCGTTCCTATGTTTGAGTGGGAATGTGGCAAATACTGTGAATTTGCCGGGCATTGTTCATCACCATACAAAAAGGAGTAGAGAGATGATACCTAAAAAGTACTTAGAGCTTAAACTCACAGAAATAGGGGAGAGATTCAGTAAAGAAGCCCGGTTATACAAACAACTGCTCAAGGAGCTCAAGCCAATTCTTGAGATTGATATAGGTGGTGTTATACTCACCACTCCAAGTGAAGAAATAATTGAGTTCTATGGCTTACCCAAGTCTGACTTTAACACGATCAAGAAACGCCTGAAAATCAAGAAATTGGAGAAGGTGGCACGACCCAATGAAATAACGATCCAAGCTGAACATAAAGGGATAACCATAAGGTTCAGTTGGTACCCATCTGCTTTGGGGTGCAAACTAATTCCAAAAAAGGAAAAAGTCGATGTTACTGAGAAGATAATCACTAAAGATGATAAGTTCTTCATTGAAGAAGTGACTGGCTACGAAGTAGAATGTAATAAACCTGTATCAAAACTATTGGAGGAATCATGAAAATAGGTGATGTTGCAATGGAAAGGTGTTGGTTCTGCGGTCGCCCAAAAGGCATAGTATTGGCAACCAAGAACAAGGCAGGGGTTGAACTGGAAAACGATGTTTGCTACGATAAAGTTCCATGCAGGGAATGCGAGCAAGGCATGAAGGATGGAATAATGCTATCAGTAGTCAAGGATGGCTCGTATGGAGAAGAAAATCCATACAGACTTGGTATGATATGTGTGATAACTGAAGATGCCGCAAAACGAATATTTGGTAAATCATTTAATACCAATAAACAGCGTTTTATTTTCATAGAAGAGTCAGCAGCAAAAAGATGCGGTATCTTTGATGCTCTGATTGAGTACGAAGAAAGAAGGAGAAAGGAGCTCGCAAATGGATGACCTTGTAATTCATGACGAGATGATATCAGCAGTCAACAGAGCCTTGAATGAGATTAAAGGAAGACATGAAAAAGTAAGTGAGATAAAAACTCCAAAGAGATACATTGAAAAAAAGATGGGCTTGGATTATGTCAAGTTCCCATACATGCGAAAGATGGCAGATGAGAATTATCCGGGCTGGTCTTGGACGGTGGTGAGTCATCAGATAACAAGCTATAAAGGCAAACCAGTAGCATCTGTCATTCATGGCAGACTAAGGTGGTTTGAAGATGGATTATGGAGAGAAGGTGATGCTGTTGCCGCTCATAGAATCCAGTATAAGAAGAAACCAAAGAAAATCACAATTACTATTGATGCTTTTGGACAAAGAGTTAAACAGCAAGACAGCAAGCTCTCCGAACAATACTCTCCGCCATTCGTGGAAACTGAAACCTTCGCTCGTGATGATAAAGGTAAAATAATAATGGAGCCGAGCGATGAATTGGTTGATATTGGCAATGATATTAAGGCGAGCAATACTGATGCCATGAAAAAGGCTTTTAACGTTTACCTTAATATCTCAGATGACGTATATAAAGCTCATATAGAGGATATATCACTATCTGAGAAGGAGAAGGATACCCTACTTACCCTATCTAAAGAAGTGGGCTTAGAGGACGTAATAAGAGACAAAATCGAAGATTCTTCTATTAATAAAACAAACTACGAACTATCCATAAGAGAGTTAGAAAGGAGAAAAAAAGATGCAGGGAATTAGTGAGGAAATATTAGTAGAGGGTTTACCCTATACCATCGAACTTTCTACTGGCACTTTGTTCCAGAATGTTGTATATTCAGGTACGAAATACTTAAACGGCAAGAATATCTTAGTATTCTATACTAAGGATAACCGCCAATTAAGTGTGAATCCATCGTTCCATACCTTCACCGCTGAAGAGCTGGTAGAAGAGGAAGATGAAGAGTAACCAAAAACAAAAAAGAAGGAGAAAATGATGGGTAAACTATCATACGCCCAAGGACGTGAACTCGTTGAAAGTGGCCTTATCAGTGAGGAAGCACTGCAACAGATGATTGAGGACAAAAAGGTTGGAAACCCTCGCACTGCCCGCAGTGCAGGACCAAAACGAGTTTTTCCTGGCACCGAGGTAACACCCGTGTTGTATTTCAAGGGTGGCAAAGGTGTTGACCCAACATCAGAAATGACTGAACTTCGTTTAGCATTTGAGAAGTTGGTGAAAAAGTATACTTCACTTGCCTAAGTAACCCAAGCAACGTAGGAAAGGGGAAATCATTATGGTTTCCCCTTTTTTATGATAACATAAAGGAGAAATAAATAATGCCAAAAAAGAAACGTAAAACAGTTGGCACATACAATCCATACAAGAATGCCTTGATGGAAGAAGGTGTCTACCCAGCACACATCATCTCTTTTGATGAGAGAGCAGTAGATACCAGATTCGGCCAAGCATTTGTGTATAGTTTAAGATACAGGATTGCACCCGAAGCAGCAAAGCAACAACAAACTTTATGGAAGCGTGCAAACAATGGTCATTTTGCTAAAGATGATGCTGGTGAGCGCATTCCAGAAAGGGATAAAGAGGATAACATTATCACAATTTCATGTGGCAACTTTGCTGGTAGGGAACTGTACTCTAATGGCATATTCCTATTTGTAGAGGAAGAAGCATCGGGCAGAAACAGAGCATACAGCAACCTGCTTGATGTTGTTGGTATCAAGCTTGAAGAAGTTGAAATCCAAAAAGGCGTGGTCGTTAAGCAGTTGGTTCAGCTTGAGGAAAATGATGTGCTTGGTAAACCAGCACTGGTCAAAGTCGCATATCGCTCATTTGTGACAAGGGAAACCAGAGAACTTCCAAAAGAAGATCAGGATGTCAGATGGGCAGCACGAGTTCTCGAGGTGTATCCTTGGGAAGATGGCAAACCAATTCCCCTTGAAGAAATTGAGAGGGAAGAACTGCCATTCTAATATAACCGTAGGGCAGCATGCCGGTATCACTCCAATCGTCATCTCCAAGTTCGCATTGGCGTGCTGCCCTATAATATATTTCTTGTTTTTTAGAAAAAGTTTTTGTATATTCTTGATAGTAAAAACACCCAATTATGTCAGTCAGAGTTAAACCTCATCTAAACTTCTCACGAAGAGAAAACCCAAACCTTGGGAAAAGTATAGTTTATATCAACAAAAAATTTGATTCAACATGCTACACCAAATCAGGAACCCAAGTTTGGAAAGCCTAAACGTCAAAAGAAAAACCTTCGGTACTAATGTATCGAGAGTTGGTAGTGAAAAACGCAGGGTTGGCAGGGTGCAATGACGAAAGGTGTCCTTGTTCGCTTCAGACGAAGCTGTGAACTAAAGGGCTTTCCAGACATTAAAACAAAAAGGAGAAAAAAATGGATGAAGCATATATTGGTAGGGATAGGGCGAAAAAAGTAGCTCACCAGAGCACCCGAAGAAAAGCGTTGCCGTATCAAAAGTCAACAGTTGATAAAATGAATAAAGCACTTGCGATGCTCAACGGTATGCTCGAAGAGATCAGTCTCTTGCAAACCGACATTGAAGGAGAGGATCTTGATCCAGGCCCAGCTACGATTCATGGGTATATGAACCTTAGCCAATTACTGGATAAGGGGCCAGATGACATTATGGGGATATGCTCCCAAATGCATGATCGCATCGTTCACATTAATCAGCTCTTATTTGGTTAGTCTCAGAGTGAGGAGCGGTGGCGGAATTGGTAGACGCAGAAGTAGTAATGACTGAGTTCAAATGGTCTCGGGTAAAGTTCAAACCATTGCAGGTTCGAATCCTGCCCGCTCCACAAACTTAGAAAGGAGAAAAAAATGCAAGCAGAACCAAAAGAATGGATACACGATAACCCTGAACAGCAGAAAAAACTCAAAAAACTATTTGGAGACTTAATTCGTGATGAGCGAAATGCTTTTGTACCATTCGATGAAGGCCTGCTGAAAAACGCAATAAATGATGAGCGAATAGATCATGTTAAAGTATGCAGATTGAAAGAAGGGATGAATGTTGCTGTTGAGGGGCAAGACTACAAAGTGGTACGTGTGCGTCCAGATGGTAAAGTAGTGCTGAAATTAAAATAGCTAATAGCTATCCGAAAGGAGAATGATATGTTAATAAGAAAAAGATTAGTGGGGACAACTTGTCCAGAAGAAATGGACGCTGACCCTGTGATAGAAATAATGTTATCGTCTGATGGTGGACTAATAATTCATACCTGGTGGGAAAAAAATAGTGGACAGAGATTTTATTCGGAAGATATACCAGACCCACCGTTACCAAACATTGCTGAACTTATCAGCATTGCTAAATGAAGTCAGAGAGTATGCTATTGATAATTATCCAAAACAATACAAAGAACACATTAATACTCCGTATTAACTATTGCCAAAAATATGTAGTGCTGAAATTAAACTTGACAATCGGGCAAACAATACATAACAAACCTATGGGTTATGAGAGATAATAGCAAATTATTACCAACCAGCATGATGGAATGTCAAAAATTGGAAAGATAATAAAATGCAAGCAGAACCAACAGAACAGAAACAAAACAAATATATTGCTGAGCAAGATATTTATTGTGCCTGTGGATATGATTTGTATACAAGGGGACATTGTGGAACTTGTGGACAGGTTTTTGGAAAATGCCTTGGATGTGGCTTACAAAAGCGATTCAACCGATGTAATTGTAAGGTTAAAACAAGGCATCCTGACTATCCAGAAGAGTGGGCATAATATTAATCAATGAGGGTTCTCTGTGTTTCAATCCTTGTTTTAGTGGAAGGTCTACTTAGACAAGTTAACTGAAAGGAGATTGAAAATGGAAGAAATAAAATTCAGGGCATGGAACAAAAA